AGGCTTTGAAAAATGGCTCTGAAAGCGCTCATGCTCCGGAAAAAGATTGACCTGAAGAATAAGGAGCTGGAAGCTGCCCGCGCAAAGATGCAGGACATCGAAAAGCGCGAGGCTGAAATTGCTGCTGCCATCGAGGAAGTGGCCACCGAAGATGAACAGGCTGCTGTGCAGGAATCCGTGGAAGCCATCACTCAGGAAAAAGTGACCGCTCAGGCGGCTGTTGACTCCCTTGGTGAAACTATTCGCGGTCTTGAGGCAGAACTCGCCACCGTGGAATCCGAACAGGATACCACTCCGCCCGAGGAACAGAAGGATCCTGTTCCTGCTGAAAAAGAAGAAAGAGGTGCAACCCGCATGATCAATATGAATCGTCGTGATCGTCTTGCCGAACTGGTCATCCGCGAAGACGTAAAGGCCGTACTGGCCGAGGTCCGCAGCGCAATCAAGGAAAAGCGCGCTGTCAACAACGCGAATCTTACGATCCCCGTTGTGATGCTGGATCTGATTCGGTATGAAATCGCACAGTCCAGCAAGCTGCTCAAATTTGTCCGTCTCCGCAACATCGGTGGCACCGGCCGTCAGAACATCATGGGTGAAATCCCCGAGGCTGTCTGGACTGAAGCCACTGGTGCCATCAATGAGCTGGATATCGGTTTCAACCAGATTGAAGTTGATGGCTTCAAGGTCTCTGGCTATTTTGCGGTTCCGAATTCCATCATCGAAGATTCCGATGTTGACCTGGCTGAGGAACTGATCGTCGCTCTCGGCGGTGCCATCGCCAAGGCCCTTGACAAGGCCATCCTGTTCGGTACCGGCGTCAAGATGCCCATGGGCATTGTCACCCGTCTGGCTCAGACTGCACAGCCTGCCAACTGGGGCACCAATGATCGTGCGTGGACCGATCTGCATGAAACCAACATGCTCAAGATCAGCGCTGCTAGTGAGAGCGGTGCCAAGTTCTTCCAGCGTCTGGTTGAGAAGCTCGGCGTCGCCAAGCCTCTGGCGGGCGGCACCGGCCTGTTCTGGGTGATGAACAGGAAGACTCACATGGATATCCTGGCCAAGTGCCTGGCTTTCAATGCCAGCGCGGCTCTGGTCGCCAACACGACCCTGATGCCCATTGTAGGCGGTGAGGTGGTCGAAGTTGAAGACAGCCAGATGGCTGACTATGAAATTGTCGGCGGTTTCGGCAGCGCTTATCTGCTTTCCGAGCGTGCCGGCGTGAAATTTGCTTCCAGCGATCACGCCCTGTTCATTCAGGACCAGACTGTGTATAAGGGCACTGCCCGCTATGACGGCAAGCCGGTCTTCGGTGAGGCTTTCGTTGTCGTGAACTACAACAATGTCGATCCTACCACCAGCAAGGACTTCCCTGAGGACTATGCCAACACTGAACTGAATGACCTGGTTGTCACTGCAGCTGTTGGCGCTTCCGCCGGTAAGACCGTCCTGACGGTATCCAATACCATTGCTGAAAGCAATCCTGTGCTGAAGTACAAGCTGGGTGAATATCAGTTTGAAACCGGCGATACTGTCGGCACCGGCTTCGCCACTCTTGCCTCCGGCACCACTGCTATCACCGCACCTGCTGGCAAGAAGATCACCGTTGTCGAACTGGATAGCGCGAATCGTGTTGTCAGCGCCGGCGTTGTTATCTCCGTGCCTAAGACCTAATGAACCATATCTGGACCGGCTCTCACAATAGGGCCGGTCCTGACTTTTAGGGAGGTGTAGCATATGCCTAATCTTGAAACCGCTCTGGGGCTGGTCAAAGCTCGCCTGAATCGGCTGGCCTGCGACACTTCCCTGGACACCTATCTGCAGGCGAGGATTTCTGCAGCTGTGCAAAGCCTGGAAAGCACCGGAATCACCCTGACTGATAGCCAGGAAGATCTAATGCTTCTGGTGGATTATGCCGTGTGGGATTACCAGAATCGTGACAGGCCGGGGGCTATGCCTGAATGGCTGAGGCTCAAACGGCGTGAACGGTGGATCAGGGAGGGGATCAAAGATGATTCTTGACACTGGAATCTGCTCCGTTTTTCACGCCTATGACACTGCTCAGCCTGGTGAGATGCCCAGAAAAGGCTATTCGCTTCTCTGCCAGAGCTGGTATGGCGAACTCAGTTTTGAAACCAGTCCGGTCTGGGCCACTGAAGGTAGGAACGAGCAGCGCGTGGACAGCCGGATCCGCATCCTGCAGAATCGCGCGATTGCTCAGGATGACGTCGTGATCCTGGCTCAGGTGAATGACGTGACATCGGATGCCGTGGCCTATCGCATCACCCGTGCTTATCACGGTATTGATGCAGACGGCCCGACACCGATCACCGACCTGACGCTGGAGGTGATCGCTCCATGACGATTGATGAGATCTGTGATCTGGTTCTGAGTGTGGATCCGGATACCATGCATCATTTCAACATGAGCAAAGCACCGTCTTATTCCTACTGGGAGGAAACTGAGCCACTCGACCTGCACAGCGACGATCAGACGGAAGAGGCGTGGCATTTCTATGTGCACTTCTTTACTAAGGTCGAAAACGATCCTCGAGCGCGTGAGTTTTTCCGCACGTTTGACGCGGATCCGCGAGTCACTGTCAGCTGGACGAATGGCGGACGCGAATCGGACACCGGATATATCCATCACATTTTCGATTGCGAGGGATGCTGATGGCACGATTTGATACATCCGGTATTGATGACATCATCGGTGAAATGATCCGCCTCGGAGAGGATGTCGGACCGGTAGCTGAGGAGATGTGTACTGCTGCAGCTGAGGAAATCCGCGACTCATGGAAAAGGACTGCCGAAAAGCACGGATTTCGTGCTACTGGCGAAATGATCGCTTCAATCGGGTTCGCCAATGCTCCGGAAAGAGCAAGCGACATCAAAGCGAAAGACATTTATCCTATGGGAAAAGACAGCAAGGGTGTCAGAAACGCTGAAAAGGCGTTTCTTTTGCATTATGGCACTTCCAGGATTCCCGCTTCGTATTGGGTCGACGAAGCGGACGATGCCTCGGCTGAACCGGTGGAGGCACGTATACAGGAAATCTGGGACCGGTTCAACGGAAACTAAAGGAGGTAAAAACATATGGCATTTATCGGCATGCGTCATGTGGTTGTCGCTGAACTGGACACCCATGTTGACGGCTCTGAACCCACCTACAAGGCAGGTATTATTGCCGGCAAGGCTATCCAGGGCAACCTGACTAAGACTTTCAATGATAACCCGCTCCCTGCTGACGATGCAGATGCTGAGAATGACAACAGTCTTCTCAGCATGGCACTGGAGCTGGGTCTGGATGACCTCGAGGAGGAAGCCAAGGTGTATATGGGCCTGCTCAAGTCCACTGGCACCGAGGGTGATAAAACTTATTATGAGACGTCTGCACCGTCCAAGCCCATGGGCACCGGTTATATCCGCGTCCGTCGTCGCGGCGGTGTGACTACCTATCAGGTGATTTGGATCTATAAGGTCCAGTTCCAGATTGAGTCCGAAAACAGTCAGACCAAGGGCCGGAGCATTGAGTGGAATACTCCCGTGGCCAACGGCGACTGCATGGGCATTTATATCGACAGCTCCGGAGAAGTTACTTATCGTAAGATTAAGAACTTCTCCACCTATGAAGCTGCAGAGACGTTCCTGGACGGGCTGGCAGGCATTTAAGCCTAATGTACAACCGCGCAGGGGTAACATCCTGCGCGGATTGTTTTTCTATGAGGAGTGAAAAAGGCCATGAAAGAACATAAAGTCAAGATCGGAAAACGCGAGTTTCCTTTGGTTTTCACGCTTGGCACACTGGAAACTATGGAATCTGAGATCCCTAACTTCAGTCTGGGTGAGATTGACAACATCCTGAGCACAACAGGCGGCCTGCTGACCGTACTCTTCCTGCTGGCCCAGGAGGGTGCCATTGCCCAGGGAAAACCGCTGGACGTCGACCGTAAATGGTTCGGCGCTCACATCCCTGCATCCAAATCGTGCATCGTTAAGATCCATGAGGCAATTGTGAACACACTCCTGGATTACATGGAGATGGAAACAGCCGAAGAAGATGGGAATCAGGAAGTCGATGTCACGCTTGAGGAACTGAAAAAAAAAGAATGAAACTCACCTGGCGTCAGGTCGTCACCTATGGCCTGATCGCCGGTCTTCGGATAGATGAAATGCAGAGCATGGCTCCGGGCCTTGTTCTGGATCTGTTTTCTTATCGCCGCATGTACGACGATGAGCAGCACCGGATCCAGCGAAAAAAAGAAGAAATCTATGACTAAAAGGAGTTGAGCAGATGGCAACGCGGGAAATTAAAACGCGTTTCGCGCTGGAAGGCGAGCAGAAATATAAAAGCACGATGAAAGACGCCGCCAACGCGGTGAAAGTGCTCAATTCCCAGCAGAAACTCGCAAAGGCACAGTTTCAGCAGACCGGCGACGCTGAGAAGTACAACGCCCAGCAGGCTGAGATTCTGAAGAAAAAAATCGAAGAGCAAAAGAAGGCCGTCGAAGCTGCTGAGCAGGCAATCAAAGCCTTGACCGAGAATGGGGTGGCTCAGAACTCCAGGCAGATGCAGGACTGGCAGATCAAGCTGAATAATGCCCGTACCGCTCTGAGCGGCATGGAGACAGAGCTCCAGAACCTGGGCCAGGAAAGCACAAACGCTGAGGCTCAGACAGAATCCCTCGGTGAGTCTCTGCAGAGCCTGGACAAGAAGGCCAGTGTTGAGATGCTGATCAGCGGCATTGGGCGCGTGACCAGCACTTTTGAAAACGCTGTTGGCAAGGTCAAGGAGTTGGGCTCTGAGCTGGTTAACTCACTCAGGGACGCTGCCACCTGGGCTGATGATCTGGCCACTCAGGCGATTGTCTACGGCACGGACGTTGAAACCCTGCAGCGCATGCGGAATGCGGCCGACCTGATTGATACTGACGTCGAAACGATCATTAAGTCCCGGCAGAAACTTGAAACCGCGATGAAGAGCGGCACCAAAGAAACTGAAGCCGCTTTTGCTCTGTTCGGTGTGCACACCAAGCGTTATGGCGAGTTCAGGGACTGGGAAGACGTCTTCTGGGAAGTCGGCGACGCCATGATGCACATGACCGACGGCCTCGAGGGCTCAGCCAAAGCAAATGCAGAGGTTGAACGTGACGCCGCCGCTATGAAGCTCTTCGGCAAAAGCTGGCGTGAGCTGATCCCGCTTTTCACCGCAGGCCGTGAAGAGTACGACAAGGTCATGCAGGAAGGCTCCATCGTCAACGAGGAAGACGTCAGCAAGCTGACCGAACTGGATGATGCATTGCAGAAACTTCAGAATGAGTTTGAAACCCTGCAGCGGACTGTTCTGGCTCAGCTGGCACCGGCCTTGACTGAGCTGGGCAACGCTCTGACTGGCGCCCTGAGCGAACTGAATGCATACCTGCAGACGGATGAAGGCAAGGCAAAGCTGGCAGAGCTGAGCAAATCTATCGAAGGTTTCTTCAGCGGCGTGAAAGACATCGATGTCAAGGAATCGCTTGACCTGGTCAAGAACGCTCTCCAGGGCATGGTTGATGCTCTGTCCTGGATCCGCGACAACAAGGATTCAGTGGCCGGAGCTATCGGCGGCATTGTAGCCGCATGGGCAGGTCTTAAAGCGATCAGCGGATTCTCCCAGATTCTCGAACTGGTCAACGGCTGGAAAGGCGTTTTCGGAAACGGTGGCAAGGCTGCTGCAGCTGCTCCGGCTGCTTCTGCTGCTCCGGCTGCAGGCGCTACTGCCGGCGGTGGTATCTTCGCCGGTCTTGCATCTACCGTCGGTGGATGGGCCAGCAAACTGATGACGATGGACCCGACCGGATCCCTGTCTCTGGTCCTTCCTGTGCTGCAGGATCACACCGCTTTCGGGCGTGCGCTCACTAATGGCCAGTCAGTTGGTGATGCTCTGAAAGAACAGGGTAAAGCCATTGAGGAATACGGCGAAACGGTCAGGGAGAACATGGACACCTTCCAGCAGGACTGGGAAGAAAACGTCCTGTTCCAGGGCGTGAAGGGCCTGCTTGGCGGTGACGATCAAAGCACACCGACCATTGACGATTATGCCGACGCTCTGAAGCGCCTGAATTTCGCGATGCAGGAGCTGGAGGATGGCAACGGAACCACGATGCTCAAGTCCAGTGTGGATGAGCTTAAGAATTTTGGATCCATTTTTACCGACGACGTCAAAGCAGGCATGGAAGATGTCGACGCGATCCCTGCCGAAGATTTCGCCGGCTGGGTGCAGAAAATGCATGATCAGCTTGCTACGGCTGCCATGCAGTTCGATGCGGACCTCTCCGGCACGATTGAAGATGACGGTGAAGTGATCTGGGAAGACGCTGAGATTGTCGGTGAGAACATCCCTGCAGGCGTCGCAAGCGGTATCAATGCCAATTCGGCAACCGCTATTAATGCGGTGATCGCGCTGGGCAATGCCGTGACGAGCGCCATGCGGACCACACTGGCAATCAACAGCCCGTCCAAAGTAATGGCCGAGCTGGGTGGCTATGTGTCTGACGGTTTCGCTGAGGGCATCATGGGCGGCCTGGGGACCGTCGGAAGGGCTGCTGAGCGCATGGCCGGTGTTGTTTCTGCACAGCCTATGCCCGGATACAGTGCAGGCCGCATGAGCGCTGCAGCTGGTGCAGCCGGCGGAGCACGAATGATTGATATTTCTCTTATGCTGGGCCCGGAGAAACTCACGGAGGTGCTTGTGCCTCTAGTGGATGACGCTCTGGGTGCAGAGGTTAATTTGCTTAGGAGGTGAGTCGGTGTCCAGACATATTGAAGCGTGGATGAATGGGCTGAAGCTTTCCAACCTGGGATTATGCCCGATCCTGATCCAGGAAGTGCAGGAAAGCGCACCGACGCAGGAAACCACCTACCTTGCGCGGCCTGTTCGCCCTGGGCAGGATGTGCAGAAAAACCGTAGGACGTCTCTCCGGGTGACAATCTATGTTGCGATCAGGGAGCTCTACAATCTGAGTGCTCGGGAAGTCACAATGAGGATGCTTACAATGTGGGCGTCCGGCGGGATCCTTGAGCTGTCCTATCGTCCCAATCAGCGTCTGCATGTGATCGGAAAAGCATCACCTACACTGGGCAATGTGCGCGATTATACCAGCCGCATTGCCATTGAGCTGGAAGCCAACACCATCCCATTCTGGGAAGACACGGCCATTAAACGGGTCACTGGGACCAGTATCAGCGGAAATAAGACGCTGGTTGTTGGAGGTAATGCCAGTGACATCCCCGTCAACATTACCTTCACGCCTACCTCGAGCGAAGACAAGGTCAACGATCTGAAAGTCATCGTGACCTGCGGTGGTGTAACCAGGGAGATCCGCCTGACTGGTATGGACGTGTCCGGTCCGATTGTTTTTGATCGTGACGATTGTGACCGGCTCACGATCAAAAGCGGCAGCACATCCCTGCTGAGGTACCGGACGGATACCAGCTCAGATGACCTGACAGTGCCCAGTGGAACGGCCACAATCATCTGGCAGGCCGATGTGGCAGGCACCATCGTCTGCACAGCAAGGGGGCGTTGGCTGTGATCGAAGTCAAAATGCCTATCTTGCTGGACTCTGAGCTGAATCCCAGCACAATGCTCTATCCGTCCAAAGGCACCCTGACGCTGAATATGAATGCCGTTTCTGAGGCATCCCTGACGCTCAGGGAACAGGATGATCCGATTCCAATGCACGCCTGGGTGAAGATTTATAACCAGCTGGGCTTCGTTGGGATCTTCCGGCGGACCAGCCAAGATAAAAATATCACCGTAGACAGAGCCTACACTCTGCGCTACGGCATCGACATCCTGCAGGACAGCATCTGGCAGGCCAACACGGATTTCTCCGGAACCGTGCAGGAATTCCTGACGCAGCTGCTTAACCAGCAGACACACCTGATTAAGGGCGTGCGGCCGTGGGTGCTGGGCACCTGTGCCGATACATCCACAATCAAAAAGTCCATCAACTACGATTCCCTTCTGGAACTTTTTGAGAGCATCGTGGAGGATGGGTCAGATTACTATTTCACGTATGATCAGACGGTTTGGCCATGGCGCGTGAGTCTGGTCCAGAAATCTTCAACAGTGGCCAGTGAGTTCCGGCTGAGTCGGAACATTGAAAAGTGCAAGATCAAAGATAACGACTCCGAACTCTGCACGCGGTTGATTTTGAACGTCAATGCCCTGGCCACAAACACTGACATTAATAAGCAGCAGAATGTGTCAGTGATGCGGACCTATGACAACACAGCCGCTCAGGCGGTCTATGGCATCATCGCCAAAACAGCCGACATTGACACAGAGGACAGCCTTCCGGGCGGACCGTTCCCGGAGGCAGACAAGTGGGCAGCAGACTTCATGGCTCGCCGCGCACAGCCTCAGGTGCAAATCCAGATTGATGGATCTATCCTTGCAGGCATCACCGGTGACACCTGGGATGAGTCTAGGATCGGCACCATGTGCCGTGTGGCTCTTCCGGATTATGCAGAATCCATTTCCGAACGCGTCGTATCGGTGAATTATCCTGACCTCTACGGCACACCCGACAAGGTATCCGTAAGTCTGGCAAACGCGCTGCCAAAATTCAGCAGCTCCGTGAAAAGCATCACCCGTTCCATTGCCAGGACGGCGAGAGGCGGACGCGGATCCGCGCGAGCGCAGAAAGATTTCAAGCTTCATTTCGAGTATGCAGATGAGGCCGGGAACATCCTGAAGCAGGCTGGCATGCAGCTGGATCCGGACGGTCTGCTGGTCTATGCGGATGACAATGTCAACATGGTGGGAGCCCGTTTTAACGTGCAGGCCGACAAAATCGGCATGGTAGTTGGCACCAACGAGCACGGGAACTACGTCAAAGCCGGCGAGATTGCCCTGGCTATCAACAGCACCACGGGCGAATCCACCGCCATGATCAATGCCACGCACGTCAACATTTCAGGCACCAACACAGTGCATGCGCTGGCCGGTGACCTTGAGCATGACGCGAATGGCAACCTGATCATTAAGAATGCAGGCGGGCTCTATGTCAGGCGTACCGAAGAAGGCATTACATCCGAATTTGGTGTGTATGACAATGGGAATCTCACCGGTGGCATCATGGTCAACAAAATCAACGGCAACGATGTTGAGGTCAAGATTAAGGCCGCACGGGTTGACCTGGGCGCATATGCTACGGTCGGCCAGCTCAATGCTGTATCCGCAGAAGTCCAGAATATTACAGGTGGCACGATTGTTGAGAATTATGTCGGCGCTAAGTTGGTTACAGGCACCACCGTCACCGCAAACAAAACATTCACACACGACGGCGACACGATCTATAAACGCGCTATGCGCTGGACCTCCGGCGGCGATGTGATCGCCACCGTGCACGCACTCGGAGACACAAGCAGCATCGTCCTGAATCACTCGCACGCGCTCACCGTGGACTCATCCGGTGTGGTCACTGTCGGGGATGCTCAGACGGCAAGTGGAACTTTTAATATAGCCGATACCGCGTTCCATAAGACCCAAGTGGCATCGGCGTGGAATTCCGGGGGTGCTACTGCATATGCTGATCAGAGCAGCCAGTACGCACCATATGGCGGGTCCGTGGTCATTAATATCAAATATAAGGACCACGATGGAAAAGAGAAGGACACCGGAAGAAGCCTAACGATCTGGAATTCAAATTGCAGTCACACTTTCAAGGAGCAAACGTTTACCAGTAATGGCACTTTTTATGCGTCGACAAGCGGATATAGCGGGTACAGCAAGGTTGTAGTCAAGGTCCGAACGACTGAGCACAAAAAAAGTGCCGATTCACTGACTAAATCCGGCGCGTATGCGATTTTGTATGCTCCGGATCCGAATGGTATCACCATTTCTGCAAAGGTAAAAAATATCAGTTCCTCCGGTCGCTACTGGTATTATCGCAGCGGTGAGCAGGATTTGTTTACCGCATATACTTAAGTAGGAGTGAAAATTATGAAAAATGTATCTGTTGTCCTCGCTTATCAGGCACTCGAACGACTCAAGGAACAGCCCATGGATCTCCGCAGCAGTTATGCCTTGCTCAAGCTGATGCAGAAACTCAAGCAGGGTTATCTGCTCTATTGCGAGGCTGAAAAAAAGCTGATCGAAGACCTCGGACTCATGGACAAACTCTCCGGGGATCACATTGTTTTTGGCGAAGGGCCTGAAGCAGTTGAGAAGGCTCAGCATTTTGCGTCCGAGCGTAAGATCCTGGACGAGATGGACAGCGAAGTGGACTTCGGCGGGAAGATCCGGATCACGGCAAAAAACCTTAGAATCAACATGAAAGATCTGATGGCCCTGGAAGATTTTGTCGATTTTGCAGGCATGGAGGAGGGATGTGCTTGTGACGAGGGTTGTTCTTGCTGACGGCACAGTCATCAACGACTGTACCATCGGGATCACTGCGAGCGGCATCTGGGTCAATGCCAGAGGAATGGACATTGTGCGAGCGGCACAGCTGTTCAGCGATCCTGCGCTGACTCAGACTATGCGGTTTGAATACGGAGACATGTATGACGAGGTGAAAGATTTCACACAGGTCTCCATTGTCAATTGCGATGACCCGCAGGTTATTAGAATCAGGTTGGTGGGCGGTACAGTAACAGGTACCGGCTGCCAGATCGAAAACTAAAACGGAAAGGAAGATGCACATGGCACGAATCATTTCTCAGAGCTTCCCTTTGACTCCCGAAGGCATTGCGGTCGATGGCGCATACGTTATCTGTGCAGCTGGGCGCAGCACCGAAACGAAGCCCACCGGCAGCACGATCGCCACCGGTTCCACCTATATCGAAGTGGACACGGGCAACGTGTATTTCTTCGACGAAGTAGCCCAGGCGTGGACAAAGGTAGGTGGTAATTGATGGATATGAATATTGGCACTGTCGTCGCGCTCATCAAGGCGATGGGCGGCGGCGCCGCGGATCCGACTGTCATCGAGGCAGCTGTCCAGGACTGGTTGGACGCGCATCCTGAGGCCACCACAACGGTGCAGGATGGATCCATCACGGAGCAGAAACTTGCCACTTCCATCGCTCAGAAGCTGGGTCTGATTAGTTCACTTTCTGACGAGATTG